ATCCTTGTAACGCTCCACGTTGTTATCATATTGTGAGGCCCGCGCAAACAGATCATAGTCATCCGGTATTACTAATTTCGCCTTGATTTTCCTCGCAGTCATTTACACCCCTTGTCGGGTTCGTTTTTTAAAGTTCTTTATAGTTCGCTTCGCGCCGCCACGGGATGCCTCGCTCTTTTTAGACTTGTGCCCGTCGCTCTTCTTCTTGCGTTCTTCTTTTTCCACCTTCTTCCTTACTTTTTCGTTCTTCGGGACCACAACGATGGAAGCTTTCTTAACTTTTCCCATTGAGCTTGCTCCGTACCCTACTCCCTTTGGCATATACATACTCCTTTTAATAAACGCATTATTAATTGATGTAGACACTGCAAACCTCCTTGGTTGAGGGCCCGCTTATGCAGGGGCCTCTTCTTTCGGTTGTGCGTTAGGGTCTTGGACAAGACCTAATTTGCTCATGGCTCCTGCCCCCTTATCAGCCGCGCCAGCCATCTTTTCCATAGCTTGCATCTGCTGCATTTGAGCCATCTGTTGTTGTTCGGCCTGAACTTTCGCCTGAACTTCCTCCGCAGTGTTCATTATATCGTGAGGGAGCGCAGCAGCGTCGGCTTTAAATCTAGCCAATGCGTCTATGTTCACCATATGTTTAGCTTCCGGAGCGATTTGCGCCATCTGCATTATCTCAGCGGCCCATTGTGTGGCGGCGGCTGACTGAACTTGCTTCTTAATCTTATTAACAGGCAAATCAAACGTAAACTTGATGTCCTGCCCTGCCAACGCCTCCGGTATTTCGGGGAATGCGTCTTCCCTAAACAGAAGCCGGAAAGATCGTTCCGCAACCGGCTGGTTGTAGTCGGTCTCAAAACGCCCGAACACAGGTCCCACTTCACGGATGAACTCGTCTTTCCGCTGAATGATCTCGGTAGCGGTCATCTGCGGACCGTTTTGTGGCAATGTCAGAATGTTCTTAAAGAACGCCGCCGCAACCTGATTTCGGATATCTGTCTGCATATCTCTCGTTACCGGGAGGTTTGCGCCAGAAATCATCGGGAAGAAAGGGTTCCCACCGACTTGAGAGGCTGTTTCGACGTCGTAATAGCTCATTCCGCCCGGAAAAGTGTTAACTTCTTGGAATGCTCCGTCATTTGGGGCCATAATAGGGGGGTCCGCCAGTCTCTGACCCGCCACAAGGATGGTTTCACCCATGGCTTGCAGTGTATTGGAGTCTGGGAGGGCAATCATGCCCGGAGACCGTCCATATTCTTCCCCGGAAGACGTATCCCATCTAGGGATGACGAAGGGGAACTCTTGGAAGCCTTTTTCCCTTACAATGTGCTTGGATTCTGTCTCCATCCAAAGCTCTTCGTAAGGAAAGTTCTTAGACAGGAGCGGGTCCGGGATGTTAACCCCTTTACGCTCGGATACGGCGTACAAGAAGTCCACCTTATCGTCCAATCCTCTACTATTAGCTATGCGTTCTTGTAATTCCTTAGATAAGTTGATCTTGCCAAACATAGCGTCCGCTTGCCACAAGAACATCTTCTTAGTTCTATATAAACCGACCGGCAACCCCTCGTCACTGAACATGGGGTACCCGTCTTTAAGGTGAACTGACTGATACAACAGGTGATTTTGTGCGTCACCCATGCCTACATACAGGATGCCCGTACCTAAAACGACTAGGTCCAGATCAACTTCACCTGTGGCTTGCCTGTATCTGGCTTTGGGATTCCGAATAGAGTCGTTCAGGATCTCCGTAGCTCGGCCCAGCCAGTCTTGGGCTTCGCCCGACTGGTTCACACTGTCATCCCGTGCCCGTATCGTCGTAAGATCCTGTCCTTCAGGTCGGATCATAGCACCTACCGTATTAGCAAGGCTCCGAGCCGCTTGCATAGGAGTACCATCGTACACATCGTCTACACGTTGGTCGCCATCCATGGTCTTCGAGGCAAATCCCTGCCTTCTGGGCAATAGAACTCGTGCCAAGTCGTCCCAATGCTGCTCGAACAGCGACCTCCTATTGGAGGCCGCTCTCTGTCGTTTCATGTGGTCGAGGACTTTCTCCTCGTCAGTCTTCTTTTCAGCCATGTAATTAACCTAACTTAGATTCGTCACCAGTGGCTCCGGGTCGGGATATAATGCCTAGCCCACCCGCTGCACCTCTAGCTCCGGTTAATGATGAGCCTTTACGTCCTGCGCGCCGTGCTAACACTTCCTTCTTTGCAGCAGCCTTATCGACGGCCTTTCCTTCCGGCTCGGGAGGAGGCGGCGGGGGAGGCGGCGGCGGAGGCGGGGGCGGAGGGGGAGCCGGTCTTGGAGGTGATCCCCCGCCGGGTACGATGCTTTTATATCTCATTATCCTAGTACCGAGTTATCATCAGCTTCGGGACGCACAAGACTTCCACCTTGTACCCCTTGGCCTGAAGTTAATATTGAGCCACGACGCCCACGGCGTTTCGCTTCACTAGCGGCTAAGTTCTGACTTGCTTTCTCCACAGCCGGGTCCGTTCTTTCCGGAATTGGGGGCGGAGGAGGCGGAGGCGGGGGCACTGCTGGAGCGCCACCGCCGAAGCCGGGGAAAATACTCATGTTGTGAGCCTCTTGTAAAGTTGATAAGGAGTTATTGCGAAACTATCTAAACCTAAAATCGCCTTGGCAAGCCCTACACAGTTCGCAACGAAAATATTCCCGCGAAACAGATTGAACTTGAACTGCTTATTTATCGTCTGTTGTTTCTCGACGGTGGTAAAACCTTGTTCCATATAGAATTTGTTCAGATCAAAATCGGCTCCGCCCATTACCGTTACAATCGGTACCCCCACGGCGTAATCGATCTCAACCCAATATCCGTCAGGGGTGAGAACTGCAATCACAACGTGTTTGAACCCGTCTTTCAGTAACCAACCCAGTGGGTGTTCGCCATATCCTCGAAAGGAGATTATTGCCTTCATTTAGCCCCCGGTCTGGTGACATTGCCACCGGGTGAATTCGTGGGTTTAATTACGGCTGTGCCGTTCTGCTGTTTTTTCGCTTTCTTGCTCATCCTAGTTTGTTATCCTCTTATGTTGTGTTTACGACTACGTTTGCCACCGGGGGACCGTCCTGCTGTGGCTCCCTTCGCTGCGGCTACTTTTGCCGGGGCGCTACCCATTGAGGTCTTGCCCGCTGCTCGCTGCTTAGATTCAAGCTGTGCAGCCCCTTTTCTTCCTAAGTCCTGCCCCATGGTGTGGACGAAATCTGTTAACGGGTGACCGACGTTCTTCCGTTTAGGGAATGTACTGCTGGTCTCCGTGACTCCGGGATTGTTCTTTTGGTATCCGGCGCTGAACTCCGTACCAAACCCTGCTGCGGCTCCGGCCATAGTATTATCGTCTCCAGTGATGTGGATTGTATCTGTGGTTCTGCTCAGAAGGCATTTTACTCTTCTTAGTATATACAACTTTCGCTTGGGCCTGTTGCCGACCTACAATATACGCCTTAAGTGACTCCTTTGTCCAGCCGTTTTTAGCCTCTTCGGGCGTGAGTTGGATTTCGTCTGTCATTGTCTGGACAACGATTGCTGCATCCGTTTGACGATACCACGCTGTTTATCGGTGAGGTGGACTTGGTTTTTGTGGTCCTCCCGATCCTGTGGGTCGGACATTAGCTCCGGAAATATAGCTCCTCGTATAAGCGCGTCTCCCCAAACATTTTGCATGAAACTCTCTTTAGACTCGAAGTTCGTGCCAGTTCGCTTTTCCGCTTTGGCTTCGTTAAACTTCTTATCGGCAAACTGCTTCTCCCGTGGGGACATATTCTTGATGAAATCTTGTTTTAGCCCGTAGAATTCTGGGTCCAACGGTTTACCCGACTCCCTGTCTACACCTCCAAAGAAATGCAGGGCATCCGCCGAAGCTACAGAGTTGGGATCAAACCCCTTCTCTCTGGTCAGCGGGCGAACCTGTACCACCCTTCTAGTTGGGTCGGGGCTACCGCCCTCCCCCAAAGGAAATATTTCCGCGTACCCTTCTCCCGGTCCGCGAGTGAGGGATATATTCTGGTCTTTTACGAATTGTTGGAGCCGAGGGAACCGGCCCTCTATCTGAAGCGGTGAATCTTCTCCTCTAACTCGTTGAGGAGGCCCGACAGGAGCTTGAGGGGTTGGGGTGCTTGGAGCGCTTGCCCCTGTGTTAGGTTGAAGTCCGCTCATTATCTTCTCCAGTTTCTGTGTGGGTTGTATCTCGAGTTAGTTCGTCCGGGGGGTTTAACAGCGCCTCGACCTCCCGTTCGTTTTCCTTCAAGTAAAGCATACACGCATGAATCTCCCTTTCCCGGGGACCTTCCAAGACGCTTTTTAAGATCGCCAAAGCCGTCCTTGCACTCTGTGGATTTGCCTTCAACTTGTATCCCTCCAGCGGTCAACTGCCAACGCGGGGCACAGAGGTCAACCTTCAAATCTCTGTCCGGCGGCAACGCAATTCGTTCCTCACTATCCGGGTTCAGAGCTTCTCGCATCCTCCACCAGATCTCGCTTCTCTTATTATAGAAACCTAGTGATCCACTGTCGTCTCGTTGATGGCTCTTGGCTCGCCCGTCAACGGCTACGACATTAGAGCCATTGGTTTTAAGGTGATCATATATGGACGCGCCCGCCCCTCCGATGATGTCGAGCATTAAAGGTGCCCCGTTGCGCTGATATGTAGTACATATCGCCGCGCCTGTTGGACCATCTGGAGTGGACTTGCCGCGCTTTACTATCTGTTCTCCGAACCAATTGCCGTACCTCGGGGTCAAAACGAAGTCATCCTTGCCGCCTCGGGCAGGATCGACCCCCAGTGCGTCCATCTTTGCACCTTGAGGTCTGTCAACCGTCCATCTCTCTTGTGCCCTCTCGACCCATTCGGTCGGGATGACTTGCCACGGGTCATCTTGCACCCCGGCAGTGAAGTCCCCCATGAGCATCTGCGAACGTAACGGCTCCGGTAGTGCTTGGAGCGCCGCCTTGTACCCGGAGTTTGTTAGAAACGGGTTGTCATCCACAGATGAAGGGATAAATGTTCTTGATCTGGGCTGAACCCAGTCTTCATCCTGCCAGACGGGGTCCGGACCGCTTACTTCTTGGTCTTCACCCTCTGAATCTGATATATACCAGCGCAACTCGCCCGGTCTAGCT